CCTACATTACGAAGACCACGACGTACAATTAAGCAAATACGAAGGTTTAGGATGCCTGTAGCTGATACAGCATCAGTACCAAAGGTCTTTATTAATAGACGTATAACAGGTACTTCAGCTACAGTATCAGGTTGTGACTTGGTCTATTCAATACCAGATTCATTAGCAAATAATACCGGTTCAAATGTTATTACAATCATACCAGCAAATCCAGCATACTGGACTGGAACAAGAATTGCACAAGTTGCAGCTGGTTACCAAAACTATAGACCCATACAATTTGAAGTTGTATATGTTCCACAATGTGCTGTAACTCAACAAGGTAATGTTATTGGTGGTACACTTTGGAATGAAGTACCAACAGAAAATAACATGCAACAAACTCTTAAAACATCAAATGGTGGAATGTTAACGCAATGTTACAAAACAGCAACTTCAATAGTGAGAATGAAATCAAACTTACAATACAATCTGTACAGAATGGGAGGTGCAATAGACCAAGAATCAAATCCATTTATATACATATCACTTGCAATAGGTTGTAAAGATAGCAACAACAACTCAATTGTACCAGGCTATTTTTACATCCGTTATACCTATGTACTTAAAAATCCTATAGGTACAGGTATAACCTACCAAAATTCACAATTAACAACAAAAACAGCTAAGCAAACATATCTACTTAATGCAAGTGTGTATTTATGTAAAAAGATAACTACAATAAATGGACTTGAAATTCCAATAGGAAGCAGATTAGATGTAGAATATGATAATAATAATAATAATCCAATTTATCATTATTATTATAACGGAACTCCAATTAATGCTAATACTCTAACAAATATATGGGTGTTAGAAAATCAACCTAACATACCATCTAATCTTGCATCTTTACGTATATTGAAACAACCTACTGAAATAAAATATGGTGAAATGTCAGAGACACGTTATCCAGACCAAATTGTTGAAATACCACAAGGTTACGGAATATCATATGAAGAATTCAAACAAGGCGCAAGTAAAGTGGTAACAATACTCAACAATACAGTAAACACCATAAATAAACAATTTCCTATGCCTAATACTAAGGTATATCAAATTGATGATTGGACGCAAGATTTTGGTGAAGTAACTGAAATATCACCAATAGGATTAATGTCTTTTGCAAAAGATCTAATTTGGAATAAGTTTGTGCAAGAAATGAGCACTAAAGGTTTGAAGATCAAACTACTTCCTCCAATTAATATTATCGAAGCTAAAGACAAACCTAGCCAAAATAATAACAATCCCTACTATCAATTAAATCAAGACATGAATCAACTTAAAATAAAGTAAAACCTCAATTAATAGTGTGGTTTGCCCGCAGGCCAGACACTTGTCACACTACAAAATCGGATCTTCGATCCGTGGGCTTGTAAGTGGACCGACGAACCTTGCAAGTCAGTGTAAACAGGAGTCGTTTGGAAGCAGTGGCACTGAAACCGCCTACTAATGATTAGATTATAACACATGACTCTAAAGAGC